GTTGCTACAGCATTGACATTTGTTATAGCACCACCAACTGTATTGATATTTGCTACGTTTGTTGCACAAGTATCTAAGTCAGATACTACAGCTGAAGAAGCTAGAGTATTTAAATCAGATACTACATCTGCTGTTCCTAAGGTGTTAAGATCAGCAACAACATCAGTTGTACCAAGTATAGCCATGTCAGCTACACAGTCTGTAGTACCTAAGATGCCTATATCCTCTACAGCAGCAGCTGTACCAAGACGTCCTATTTCTGTAACTTTACCAGCAACTGCAGTTACATCAGTAGCTTTAGGTGTGTATCTATGGAATGTGTATGTATTTAATGTAGCAGTTGTTTCTACTATCATTCCGAATGTAGCAGCATATGTTGTGCTATTCTCTAACCCAGTAATAGTAACAGTAGAATTACCTACAGTACCATTAGCAATTGTAGCCACTCCACTCCCATTGGATGTGAGGTTACTAGCAAGGGCTTTAATACTAACAAGAGTACCTGTTCCATTATTAACGTCAGGATTAGCGTTTGGAAAAGAAGTTTCATTTGCTATAGGAACAAACCCACCTACATCATCGACAAGATCAATAATCCTATCGTTAATAGCTGCTGTGGTTGCAATTGTTGTATCGTTATCAGGGAATGCATCACCATTTTTAATAGTCTCACTAGTTGAAGCATTGAAATATCTAGCTTCAGCTGCGGATGTTGTGAAATATGTAGTATCGTTTACTGAATGGGCTGCTTGTTCTGCAGCTGTGATCTTTGCAGCTGCTGCTAAATCAGTAGCAGTCCCTGCATTACCAGATATATCACCTGTTATATCACCTGTAACATTACCTGCTATAGTACCTGTTATAGTACCTGAGGCAGTGACAGTTGTGAATGTACCAGCCGCTGCTGAGTTTGCACCAATGACAGTGCCATCTATAGCACCTCCATTGATATCTGCTGTAGCTATCGTACCTGCTGTAAATGTACCTGCTGCGGCTGAGTTAGCCCCAATAGTAGTACCATCTATAGCTCCACCGTTAATATCTACTGTTGCGAATGTTGCAGCTCCGTCTACATTTAATGTTGAATCAAAGTCTACAACTCCTGTTACATCTAATGTTCCGGGAACATCTATGTTACTTGTCCATTCTACATTAGCACCATTAGTTTGTAGTATTTGTCTATCAGTACCACTTTGAGCTAGCTTACTAACTGCAATTTCTGCTGCGGAATTGATATCAACGTTAACAATAGAACCATCTAGTATCTTAGCACTAGTTATAGCTTTATCTTGTATCTTACCTACATCAATCTTTTGATTCTGTTCTTCTTGTAGAGCTCTTAATATTTGCTCTTGGTTATTATTTAAGTCTCCTGCTTTAACAGACGATCCAGCTGCAAATGTTGCCTTAGCAGTATCTACATTGGTATCTCTCTTAACTCTAACAAGAGTTCCATCTTTTGGTGAACCATCTGACTCACATAAGGTTCCATTTAAAGTACCTGTGGAGTTATCAAATGTAACTGTTTTAGTGCCTGATGTAGCATAACTAGGTATCGTGTAGTTATCGACTACTATACCGTCTATTTCTACTACTACGTCAGCCGCTGTGTATGTCGGGAATGAATAATCAAAAGTCTTGTCTGACCCATCCCCATTGTATTCATGAAAGGTTGTTGTTGCCATAGTTACTTATACATTGAGAGGAGGGGTTGGACTCCTAAAGATTGACGTTTCTTCTTTAATCTTAATTCTTTTTGTTTGAATTGTTTAGTAGCTTCAGCCATAACTACAGGATCATCTTTAATGGATTCCCAAGCTATGTTTCTTAATCTATCTATCAATTCTCTTATCATTATATTATGGTAATAATCTCTATTCTCATACTCTCCTCTATTACCAGAATTAATATCATTCTGTCTTAATGCCATAGATTCTATAATTCTTGGTTGCTTAGAAAGTACTTCTAACTTAGCACCAAAGTTTTGTAAACCAATAGCTCTCTGGAATTTAGATCTAATAGCAGGTGATCTACTTAAATCTATACTATTAGGACCGGGTGAGGATAGCACTGATGCTCTCATATCAAAACCAGAGTTGAATAGAAATTCTTGGCCGGGACTATGATTAAAAGATATACCAAATGGGAACAGTTCTCCAAAGAATCTTTCTACGGGTCTCCAGTTTTTAAGTGGTTGACCATCCATTATAGAATATTTAATTGCTAAATCTTCTCCGGGAAGATTCTCAAATAATAAGTTCCTGTTCCTTAATGATTGGACTATACCGGAATTAAGTTCTCTAGTATATGGTGTGAATACTTTACCTAAATCCTTCCTAAGACTAGCAAGTGGTATCTGGTTATTCATAAGACCACTAACTATATTAGCCATTGCTCCGGGTTTTCCACCAAATAAATCTACGAATTGAGACATACCAGCTAGGTAAGATTTAGAAGTTAGACCCTGAGCTACTACTAGTGATATCTTTTGTAATTCTCTTTCGGTCCATTCTTCACCCATCAATTGGCTAGCATCACCTATATCACAAACAATAGACATTATCTGATTAAATGGTTCTATAGTGTCATAGTTAAAACTAACTCCGGGTAAAGGTTCATACATTCTAGGTTTCCATCCAGCATCTATCCAAGCTTGTTTAGTCTGTCTATCTGCAGGACCATTACCTGTTATTCTACCATTCATCCAAGCCCAAGATGTCATAGCAATGACAGACGAACCCATGGCTAGTCTACCTACTTGTAATGCCTTAGCGTTCTTTAATTCCTGTGCTGATGTTATACCATATTTAGCTACTTTCTCCATAGACCGTGCATTATCAGGTCTAGCAAAAGCTATTTCATTCCATTCTTGAACAAAGAAATTGAAGAGAGGAGTGTGTTTAGCTGTTAAGTTTAAACCATTTACACCTGTTCTTGCGAATAGAAAGAAAGGTTTAGCCCATGGATTCTGTTGGAATACAGCGTTTAGATTCTTAGCAAACCCAGTTAAAGGTTGAGTAAGGGTTACTTCTTGAGCAGCAAATTTAGTCGCAGCATCTAGTAAGTTACCATTAGCATCAAATATTTGACTATAGAAATCTTCTTCATATACTTTTATTAGTTCAGGAGATAGATCAGAATAAGCTGTTAGCTGTCCTGCTGTCTTAGCATCGTAAGCTGAAAGGAAAGCTTTCTCTCTCATCTTAGCTCTACCTAGGATATATCTAAAACTATCATCTGTAGCTGCCATGAGCTTAGTAGAGTAAGTTAGGAAGTTAGAGTTATTAGCACTCCTAGCCATATTAGCTACGGCAAATGCTGCCTTATCTCCTACACTGGCTTCTGGACTTTCAGAGAATCGTCTTAGTATTTCCCAGTTATCATCTCCTTTAGTGTATTCTTGGAAACGTGATTTAATTGTAGATATATCTCCACTCCAATATCCATCTAATTTAGCTCTGAATAGAGTCCAAGCTTCTGGTATTGATTCCATCATAGCATTCATTGAAGCTAATCCAGCTCTAGCAGTAGTCATATCACCCATCATCGTAGCCCCTAAAACTGTGTTAAAAGGTCTAGTAAAGGTTGCTATACTTGTACCCATTAAAGCTCTTATAGGAGTCTTAGGGCTGCTTAGAACGCTGTGTATCATCATACCTTGAAGCTCTCTAATCATAGCTCCAGTATTATATTTACCTTCAATGTCACCACCAGTAATCATCTTACGAGCCCAGTGAACAAAATCATCTACATTATTAACTGTCTTCATTGAGGAGAAAGCTTCAAACATAGCTAACATTAAGTCTCCATCTCCATCTTCATTAGCTATTTTCAGGATAGTTTGGATCTGTTCTCTAGCATCAGCCACTTCTTGAGCTATTGTAGTATTCATTACTTGAACATCTTTAGCACCTAAAGCAGCAAACTGTCTAGATAATGTATATTTAGCTCTTTTAGATTCTGCAATAGCAGTTAACATAGTATCTACTATCTGTTCTGCAGGTCCATCTATATCAGCAACGTTGGCAAAGTTGAATATTTCTCTACCTGCAATACCTCTATCTCTTAATTCTTGTAATAAAGTAGCTACAACAAGGTCACTAACTACAACATTCTTAGCTGTAATGGTAGTAAGTTCATCTATTTTAGCACCTGTTATGTCTGTTACATCAAACCTTTGTGATGTTTCAAAGATTTCTTTAAGATACTCAGAAGCTGACATATCAGCAGCATTACGACCAGCTGTAATTCTTTGATGAGCAGCTATAGCATCACCAAATACTTCCATTAATCTCTCTTTACTGCCATTAACTGCTTCAAGAACCTTCTTAAATTTCTCTGAACTATAGAGTTTCCGTAATACATCTTCTACTAATTCTTCAGATATACCAGATTGTCTAGCAATCCTCTCTTTCATTACAGGTGTAGTTACTGTACCAGCAGTTCCATCTTCAGCTCCCCATTCACCACCATTAATTTTCTTTTGTCTTTCCCATACAACGTATGGATCATCTTGGGATAAGTGGTTGCCTTGGTGAGAACCTGCTTGAGGTGCATTTTTAGAAGCACGGAATTTATCTTCAAAGTTTCTTATCTCTGCGATACCTTTCCTAACTGTTTCTATTTCAACACCCTCTGCTCTATTCTTTATCTGATTACGGACATATCTATTACCTTTTCCTAATGCCATACTAGCACTATCAAAGACAAGACCAATACCCATACCTTCTACAATATTCTTAAATTTCATCCAGATAGGATGATCTGTATCTTTTGTACTTAACGGTGTATCCATCCAACCATAGCGATCTCGCATCATTCCTAACACGTTCTCACCATCGGAAGTATGTGATATAGTATCAGCTATAGCACCTATACCAGCAGCTCTTATGAGACTCCAACCAGCTAATCCAGTTAAGGATGCTGGTGCTGTTATACCTGCTGCTGCTCCTGCTGCGGTAATACCTGCAGCCATAGAACCAAAGTGTACAGTACCTCTTAGTAGATTACCCCACCATGTATTTGTTATAATTGGATTATCTTCGTCACGGAATGGCGACCACTCAGGTTCATAATAACCTTTCTCTTTTCTCTCCTGCTGCATCTCCCCTGACACCATATCAACGGCACGTTCAGGTAAAGTTTGTACAGAATGTAGGGTATCTTGTAAACCTCCTACAACAGCAGATTGTATCTCTTTGGCTACACCTGCAACACCTCCACCACCTTCTTGATTACGTGGGTCTTGGTTTTGCTCTACAATTTGGTTCTCTTGTTCTCTAGTTTGTAGCCAACCTTTCTGATCTTGTTCTAGTAAGGCTGCAGGATCAATGTCCTGCGTTAAGCCTTCTAGATCTAATCCTCCTATTTGGGATTCTGTCTCATCCATATTATTACCTTAGTAATTAGTTTAGTTCTAGTGACATATCAGCAAGTACCTTAGCAGCTTCGCTTGATAGTGTGTGTATTTGATTATAGGGGGAATTGAAAAACTTAGCAGCAGATTCAGATCTGCCTTCAGTATTAACAATCTGATAAAACTGTTGTTGTAATTCTGGTCTTAAATAATTTACTCTCCTGAATTGTTGGTTGAAGCTTCCATACTGACTATCCTTATTAGCTCTCTGTAATATCCTCCCTAACATTAGTTGCTGTTGAAGAGCTTCATCGAATAACATATCACCATTTATTGTAGCTCCTTGTGCTGTAATCTGATCTGTTATAGCATCTAATGTTAAACCATATTTACCAAACATTGCACTCGGATTCAGTACAGCATACTGTAAAACTTCAGCTAGTGTATTTGTTTGTAGAGTTTTACCATTAGGTAGCTTCTCATAACTATCATTAGCATTACCTTTTCCTGGAATCCTTACTGTATTAATACCATCATCAGCATCAGGGTCTACTAGAGCTTCTAGCATCCAAGCTGCGTGATGAGGTGCAGAACATAACTTCTGTGCGGTCTTAGCTGCACTAGGGAATGTACATAGATCTACTATCTCACTTTGAGTTAGATTCTTTAAAGTAGGATCTTCTACTGGTGGTACCTCGTCTTTTCTTAAGTGTGCAGTAGCCGCTATTCTAGCTTCTATTACCTCATTAATTGGTTTGTTAGGGAATCTCCTACCATTCTTTGTAGTATAATAATAGTAAGATGCCCATCGTCTTCCTTGTTTAGGATTAGCCTTATATCGTAAATAGGATTGTATTGCAAGTTCTTCACCCGGACTCCAGTATTCTGGTAATCCTACTATTTCTTCATAAGACCCGTTAAGCTGATCAAATGTTTCAGCTATTGCATTCTGTTCTATTTCTACATCTTTCAAACTAGTACCAATTGCAGTTACTTTAGGTAATGGTTTTACATTAGCTCTTTGCAATTCTGGTAAATTGAAAGATTCTATGGCAGCAAGAAATGAAGCATGACGTATAGTAGCCTCTAGATCTGCAACTTCCTGTGCATTACCTGTTCGTAACTGATCTCTATATTGAAATGATAACTCATTAAATTTATTATAGAATACTGTTGTTGCATTCGCTACGGCATTCTGTTGTTGTATTGATCCATCTGGATTCTTACTAGCATCATACTTAAATATAGGTACATCTTTAGAAGCGTTGAAGATTTGTTGTTCTACATCTTTTACTTCGCTCGGACTTAATCCTATAGCCCCTTGTCTTAAAGCGATCCTTTCCCAATAAGCTCTAGTGGTTTCATTACCACCAAACAGACTTACTTCTTTCGGTATTTTATTTATCAGTTTGTAATCAAGAGGCACATTAGCGGCTAATAATTTAGTCAAATCATCATGTGCATCATAAGCGTCAGCTAAACCTGTACGATTAAGTAAAGCTTTGAATTTATTAAACTTTTGACTTGATGGATCTAAACCATATTCTTTACTTAAAGCATTAACTTCGTTACCTATCAGTGTTTCGATAGCAGTATCATCCATAGGTTCATCACTGGACATACTCTCAAGTATACTTTTAGTTACCTCTGCATACCTATCATCAATAGCCATGCTCTCTAAAGCTTCTCTTTGTTGATTTTCTTTAAGCTTTAAGTCTGTAGCTAATTTCGATATTTTAGCTGCTATTTCAGGTTTCAATCCTGTATCACTGAAGGAGCTTGGTCCTATAGTAGTTTGTTTATTAGTACCTCTTTGGCTAAAAGGTGTGCTAAGTAAACTGAATAGCTCTCCACTTGTTACCTCTTCCTCATCAGCTAGGTATTTCAGCTGGTCAAGTAAGGAGTTCCAACCTCTTTGATTATCCCTAGTACCATCAGCTAATAGTTCATTAGTTGATACCCAGTTTAATGCAGCATTTACTCCACCAAGTACAGGGTCTTCACTTCTTAATCCGTCTAGTAAATCAAGAGCTTTTCTTTTCTTAACATTTTTTAAACGATCATCAAGTAAACTATTTACTATTGTTTCACGATTTTTATCTACCTCTGCAAGCCAAGGTTTGAATATTTTATTCTTTATTTCACGATTACTTAAACTACCTAAATTATTATCTTTATTGAGGTGTGCATAATATTGAGACCACATAGCTTTCTCAAGATATGGAACCCAGAGATTATCTGATTGATCAGTTGAGTCTAATGCTTCTGCATAACTCATATCTCTAGGCATGGTCACTTTTTTGCCGTTAGAATCTATATAATAAACATCATTCAAATCAAAGACATAATCCATTACCTGTTGATAGTTACCAGCAAGTTGTCTATTTGTTCCAGAGAAGAATACAGCTTTATTATCTATCTCTTTTCCTGTAGGTGTTTCAGATGTTAATAGATATAGTTCTTGAGGACTTAAAGTAGATTCTCCTTTACCCCAAAGATCTAACTCTGTATTTAGTTCTGCTCTAACTTCTTGGTTTAATTTAAAAGCTTCGTTGTACTCAATGTCTTCAGGATATTCAAAATTTAAAAGAGGACTTGTTGGGTCACTGATGTCCCAATCATAGTCATGCTCTTGTAGTTTAAACTCCCACTCCTTACCTTTTGGAAAGAATTTACTGTTAGTTTCTATCTCTTCTCTGAGTTTCTCATGTTCTTCAAAGATAGCATTAGCTGTATTCTCATCATCAATCCACTTCTTCAAACCATATGCTTGAGGTATAAGATTAACAAATTTATTATACCTCTGCTTCTTGGATTCATAGACGTCTTTCAAAGAATTAGCAAATAAGGAAGCTTCTTCTTTCTCAGCCTTAGCTGTTGCCTCTATTTGTTTGTTAGTTTCATCTACCAGATTACCATCATTGGATGTTAATTTATTAGTATCTGATATATCTGGTAGCTTATATGAGGTGGTAGCTTCTATTAAATCTTTTAATGATGTAGTCATAATTAACCTCCTAATGCCATGGCTGATCCAGTGAGCAATTTACTTGTACCACCAGTAGCAAACATAGCACCTATAGATAAAGCAGTGGATAAGTAAGACATGCCTCGATTATCAGCTACAGGGGCAAAGTATGTACTTGCACCAAAGTTAGGTGGTAGACCTTGTTTCTGACGTAAATCAGCATCTTGTGATTTCTGTATTCTACGCTGTTTCTCTAATAGTATATGCTGTCCTCTACCTTTAGCGAGTTCTAAAGCTGCTTCGGATTTACCTATCTTATCTAAATAAGCAGCCGCTTTTGTACCTCCTCTTAACATAGACCGTCTTGACATAGAACCACCTTTAGCTCCTACGCCAGTAGCCATTTCCTTCCACATATTTTTCGACGCTACTTCTACTCTCTTATAATGTTGACCTTGCATTTGAGAGATGCCAACTTTTAAATCAGATAAATTTCTAGATCTAATTAAGCCAGCAACATCTTTTTGTTTAGCTGCTATTAAAGCAGATTTATTTTTATAAGCTAAGTTCTTACCTTTCCAAGCAAATAACTTTTGCTTATGTCTTATCTCAGCTTGTGCTCTTCTATGAGCATTTGGATCAGGTGCGCACACGGCAAAATTCTATAAAGGACAAATTGTTTGGACCATGAGAAATTTTTCTTAGAAATTTAAAGCCCAAGAATCTTAGTAGTTTTAAATGAACTCGATTACGCTCATCAACTATGTTCCATAGTAAAGGTTCTTTTCTTCTTAATACAAAGCGTCTCGCTTCTCTAGCAAATGTATGAGGATATTCTATTATAGCGGGTGTGGTAAGCATCCAAATAGCACCTTCATTATTGACTCCAGCCATACCAGCAGTCTTGCCGTTAGGCACTGTGAAATACACAGAGGAGCCTTCCTGCGCTGCTTTGATTAACTCTACTAGGGGATCTAGTCCATGACCTTCTTCGACCTCTCTACGGTCATCTGGACGTAGATTATAGGCTACCTCTACGGCAGCCTGAATCGTTATTGGGTGAATAAATTTAGACACGTTGATATGTTAACGGTGAGAAATCACCTTCCCAACTCATTGAATGTAATGTAGCTGGTGCAGGGTGTGATGATTTTAAAATTATACCTACGTTTTTATTTCTTTCATATATAGGAACTGCTTGAATTTTTTCCTCCAAATATGGAGCATCTGAAGCATCGTACTCATCTAGTTCAGATGACTCATATACTTCAACATAATTAGGCTTCCCTTTTCTGGTTATAGTAGTTTCATATAGACCTATCTTACCAAAGTTTAGCTTCAATCTATGTAGGACTAAGGATGCATTTATCTCAGATATAATAGCTTGACCCTGTTGCCTAGTATTATAGACTCTAGGGAACTCTACTTGGTAATCATATAAATACCCTATATGGTAAGTATCGGTCCATTCACCGGGTACAGTGAACGTAGCTCCAGCACTTGTAACAGTGCATTCGGTATACCTACCTACTCTAGTAGCTCCTGCGTCGGAATCAATAAGTACTAACTTAGTACCAGTACCTGTATCTACATCTGATTGCCAGTTGAACACACACCCACCAGTACCATGTGTAAAGGTAGTGAGCTGTGTTGTAGCATTATATACACCACCAGATATAGTAGTATGGTTATCCAAATGAAGAAGGTAGTTAATACTATCTTGATCTATAGAAGGGTCAGCATCAGCTTGTATTAGGTTGATACTCTGAAGAAAACCATCATCATCTAAGAAGTAATATGTATCATCTATACAGAAATGGTATAGTAATGGGTTTCTGAAATGCCATCTAAACCATGCAGATTGCTGTCTACCGTCAGGTGTATTCCAGTATCTATATCCTATCACTTCATTACTACCAGTTTTACTAAAGAATATAAGATTATTCTCTCTGGAATTGGTGAGTAAATCTATACTTTTAGGTAATAAACTAGGTACAATTTTACTTGTATCTGATACAGTAGGTTCTCCTTCTCTCAATATATTAGCACTCTCCATAAATCTACTATACTTACCTGAATTATCTACCCATCCTATAGTCTGACCTAATGAGATAGGAGGTATAACTTCATTATAGTTAAACATAGATACTGATCTTAACTTAGCAGTATCAGGATTCAATACAGTATCATCAGAAGACAGTAAGAATTGCTGGTTAGTACTGAAACAGAGTAAGCCTGTAGTCACTTCTATCCCATCAAATAAATCTGAAGGGAATGTAGAACTACACTCTATATCTATAGGGTCTATAGCACTAACTGTTAGAGCTGTAGCACCCCAGAAATTAGGCTTAGCTACGGTATTAGGTTGACATAATATAACGCTACTACCTGATAAGAATGCTAGTCTGTTCCTAAAGAATAGTACTTTGTTTATAGTCCTATCTTGTGAGTATACAGGAGGATCAGCAGTGTTCTTTGTTCCACAGAATGAAGGAGCTTGATTTGTTACATCATCTCCTACCTCACGTTCAGCATACTCAAACTGTTTAACAGTGAATGTAGCTATCTCAGTTGATGTACCACCATTGGCTAGCGATGTCCTTTGTACTACAACAGGCATAGTACTAGCATCAAAGCCTTTTACTATACCGGGTGCTGGACACTCTACCCATGAGCCGGGTCCATCTTTACCATTAGTACCCTCAAACTTTACATAGTAGTCATCCTCATCTGACATTCTGGTGTTAGATATCTTAACAATGTAGCCATCCTTACACTGTGCAGGTAGCTTAGTAACATCGTTAACTTCTTTCTGCATGACTCTCATTAAGTCTTGGTCTACAACCTCAACTTGGAAAGCACTGTTACTAGATAAATAGATACCATTACCTACAATAGTAGTAGATACAGAAGTACCGCTGAGTTCATCTACTAGACTTCCTAGTATAGTGTCAACTGTTACAGCTGTATCAGCATCGAATGGTGTTGGTGCAGGTCTAACAGCTTTGATATCAGCTTTAATAGGTACAGCCTCATGATCTGTAACTTCTATGGTATAGTTATAATTAGTCTGTGCTTGGTCTGCAGTAACTGTTACCTGATCTCCAGTATCATATCCTTCTCCACCATGTAATAATGTCAGCTGTCTATTATATGAACATGCATAATCAGAACCATCTGGAGTATCATCTGTAGTATTACGCCTGCCTTGCTGACCTAGTGTAGTGATTTTAAAGATTAAGTTCTTACCATTATCATTACCTACTCCAGTACCATTACCTTCATTAACACTGAATACTTGAGTTACAATACCCGGACAAGTTGCAGTACCTGCTCCTTCATCTAAGGTATCACTTGCGATTTTAACTCTAGTAGCTCTAGGTATAGTAGTAGTAGTTTCTCCATTATAAACATTTAAAGCATACTGCCTACCATTCTCAGTTCTTAGTAATTCTATAAATGCAAAGTAAGCATCTTGATAGCTGTCTGTAGCACCTGTAGTACTAATAGTTTTAATTCTGTTATTAATAAAAGTAGTATCATTAATAGTTAGGGTCTGTATATTCTCACCACTAGTAGAAGTTAGGTAGTTTGTTATAGCAGTCTGTCCACCAGTACCATAAGTTACAGTCTGTTCAGCACCGGGATTGTCTCCAGAAGCTTTCCAAACTCTTACTTGACCATTAGCTGCTACTTGTCCTATATAAGATCCCTCTGCCTCATCTCTGTAGTAGTGGAACCATGCTCCACCTGCTTGTCTATTAGCTAATTTAGTTACACCTGCTCTTTCACCACCGGGTCTCTTATATAAACCGTAAGTAACATCAGGTATACCATTTATAATATTCTTTACCTGTCCCGGAAATTTCATCTGGTCAGGCTGTTGTGATATGCCACCCTGATAATTAGGTATGGTCTGTGTGATACTTGCCATTAACGTACTAATCCTCTCCAAGGTTGATATGTACTATAAACTGTATCCTCAGGGAATCCCATCATAGAGTGATTACCTTGGTTACATTCATATTCCATTACAGCAGCTCGTGCTAATGTCTCTTGCTGCTGAAGTAATTGAACTAGTTGAGGGTTAGCTACTAGTTGTGTTGCAGCCATACGAGATGCTCTGTATGTTATGTATCTCTGGAATACTAGTGGTATAGATTCAAATGGAATAAGCATAGTTATATCTAAATACAACTTAGCTACATCTGGCCATAGATTTGTATGGTCATACTTGTCGTATAAGAATCCATCTCTTTTTACTACATCATATTGTCTGTGTGACCATCCATCAGCAACGTCCATTTTAATAACGTCACTGCCTATCACTATCTGATCGTTAGCGTCTGGGTTATACTCTTTATGTTTCTCTGTATTAAAGTGCCAACCTTCCGATTGTACGTCAACATTAGAATCTCTAAGTAAATTATAGATGAATGATATCTCAGGGTTTTCGTTTGTTACTACCCCTGTAGTAGGATCTTTAAGAACTGATATGGGTGACTGACCGATAGCTCCCAGTATTGAGTTAACTGCGGATAGTTCTGTATCGGTATCAATAGTTGTGGAAGCCATAAATAAAAAAAGGGAGCCCGAAGACTCCCATGTATGTTGGTTAAAAAAAATATATTACCCGAATGCGGCTGGAGCTGTAGCTGTTCCTGCGAACAATTCTACTGCAGCAGCTGGGTTAAGATAGTCAGCCCCCATTGCGAGCCTTCCTAAAATCACGTCACCCTGATAAATCACAGAAACGTCCCCAGAAGTTACCTGAACCTGTGGTCCGATAGCTTCTACAACACCTGCAGCTTCCTTCTGGAAGATAAGTCCACAAGTATTAGCAAACTTAGCAGCCTGACCATAGTCATTCTCAGTAGTGTTGTGCTCATCTACCATGGCATCGCCAACGAATGAACCTACATTACCCGGAGAAGCTACGTTAGCGTCTGTAGTACCAGCAGTTGTACCATAAATAGTACCATGCTTTCCGAAGAAAGGAATGTTCATTGACTTGAAGATTTTGATACCTGCAATTTCAATGATGCCGTTACCTGACTGCAATGCTCCGCCCTGTACGTCTCTATTAACAAGACCATTAGTACCTACCGCTTGGATAAGTTCATAGTATTGTCTTGGGTTTAAGACACCTACACGACCTTCAGAACTAACTCCTTTCTCATCTAGAGCTGCCGCTGCATCATAGAATGCATTGATCAAGTTTGCTGAATTATAAGCATCAGAAAGTTGAGCAGCAGTACCAACACGGATTTGTGTTCCGCCCGGTTCTAGGTAGTTAGCCTTAGTGATAGGAGATGCTTTACGTGCAGCCTTAGAGATTGCGCGGAAGATCTTTCTATCATAATTTTCAGCTAGAGCATAACCAATCTTCTTGGAAATCTCCCCACGTAGGTCATAATGCGCAAGTGTTTCATCTAATTCATAAACGAAAGCACTAGAGATTAAGAGGTCATCACAAGTGATGGTCTTCTCTGCTACTGGAGGTGCTCCATCACTATTACCTAGTATGGAATTTCCCGGAGTATGGTACTCAGCTGTGGTGCGACCCGTGTAGATGAACTGTAAAGATTTACCGTTCTTTAGGGTACGCTTAGTTACAAGATCTCTAGCGATTGTATTACGCTGGAATCCCTTGAACATTTCTCCTGAAAACAATTTCAGGTAAAGGGCTCTTCGGTTTGCTGTTGCGGTATTTCCACCTGCTGCGGTGATAACACCATTATCAGCACCCGGTCCCGTTAACAGGGCTGTGTTAGAGCCACTGGTAGTTTGATGTGCCATTAATATGGAATAAAAAATGTATGTTTATCTTTCTTACGCGTAATTGTTTGATCAATTTCGTGGTCTTTCCCACCGTCTAGACGGCAAAAGGTATCCTCCTTGGAGGGCTGATGCCAATTAGGAAGAAGTCCTACACTGAGGTGTTTCTTCCCTTGCATGATAAAGGACATGCGACCATTCTATATAGAGGAAAACGGATAGCAGTAAGAATACTACTATCCATAGTTCATTAATTTTACGAATCACCTGTAAGTGCTTCCTCGAGAGAGTTGTAGTCAACCTCTTCTTTCTTCTTATCTACACCGGGAGGTTGTTGATCACTAGGGCTAGTATCAACAGGGTCCGGTGAGAAGGACGTCAAGTGCGCCCTTCCGTCAGTGGATTGGTGTGCCATTAGAATGAATATTTAGCACCTATTTTAGTGCCGTAAGAATTGTCAGCAGTCTCATCAGTTTTAAATGAAACTTCTCCATATACACCTAGCTTCTCTGATGCTGCTACGGATGCTCCGAGCTTACCTGAAAAGTCAGTGCTACCATCTGCCCCATCGGCTGCAGTGAATGCTGGTCCACCTTGAATGTAGTATCCAAGTTGACCTACGTCACCTTCATAGCCAACGTGCAGGTCGGTAGTACGGGAAGTATAATCATTGCCTGTATAAGATGCGTTAGACTCAGCGTTAATATAAACGCCAGCCATTGCAGGAGCGCAAGCGAAAGATGTCGCTATAGCAAGTGCAAGTTTTTTCATGTTAAGTTAATTACTTTGATTTTGTGTACTCAACACCACGATACCTTAGTTGTACAGTCATTGTAAACTCCAGTA